AGACTATCTATTGCATACATATCAATAGGTTCTTTGCATGAATGAAATTTACCAGTACAACAATCTCTAGTTCTATGAAATATCCACCCATATTTAAACTTAACGTCTTGCGGAAATACCCATGCCCAATTAGTATTATCTCTAATAATTTCATAGGCTTGTTTGTTAGTTAGTTTATTCATAATTGATAAAAAACGTAAGTACAATAATCACCCGCTAATAAGTCAGGATAGAAAGGTAGTTCAAAGTGAACATCATCTATAACGTCAGCACAATGACTTCTATCCAATTCAAGAAGTTTTAAAGTACTGTCAACTAATTCTTTTTCACCATCTTCTAAACCTGATTCATCACCATTAGCTATATAACTAGCCCAATAAATAGGTAGTCTAACTTCAGTAAATTCTGTTTTATTCATAACTTTTCTTTCCCTTCAAATACATTCTTTCTGCTATGTCATGACAACTATTAGCTACTTCATAACTTAGTCCAACTGTAAAATGAATAATATCTCCATATAATTTATTAGAGGATTCATTATTTGAAGCATCATAATACTTTAATAAAGTATTTATTAAAGCAATTTTTTGTTTCTTACTTTCCATTACTTTTAACCTCAGAATCAGAATAATCTTTTAATTCTTTTCCTTGTAATGGATTCCAATAGAGATTAAATTGCCATCCTATATATCTAGGTAAATCTCTAATTGGTGATACTTCAAAGTATTTACCATTAACTTCTAATGGTTTATAACCATATTTACTTTGAAAAGCATTTATGAATAATGTATAGTCGCAATCTTCCTCTAAGTAGATTTTTTCTGTGGTTCTATTTATGTAAGAAAATTCAGAAATTTCATTATGAATGTCAACGTCAGTTACGTCTTTGTAACTGACTTCTAACCATCCGTGACTTCCATCCTCGTGGAAAGTAAATTGTTTTTTCATTTTGTTTTTTTTGAAATTGTTTGAATAGTGTTTATAAATTTATTTTTTTTAATATCTCTAATTCTCATAATCTTTGCTCTACCTACTTGATTTCCAAGTGTATGTAAGAATAACTTATTTGTGTTATCCAATTTAGTCATTTTTCTACCCATTGTTATCTTTCCATAATTCAGAATGTGCAATATACCAAAGAATGTCAGTTAATTTAGCTAACTCTTTTTTGGATAATTTTAAATTTACCTTACCTATAGACTTAGGTAAGAAAGTATGATTAGTGACTAAAAAACCAACAGAATCATAAAGCTTTGCATACATTTTTTCTTTGTATTCTTTTTCATTCATAATTAATACTCACTTTGAAGAATTTTTCTTAACATAACCTCATCATTCAAAAGGTATGCTTTACGGATACCTTGATTTTCATAGTATTCATGAGGATCAATCAAATATTCTCCCATGATTGATTGAAAATATAATTCATTCATGGGTTGGCCATTCATAGGGATCTGACTTTTAGAATTAGTCATAAGTTTATGTAAGTGTTCATAAGTTAGTATATACGAAGTATACTTTTTTAGCAATAAAAAAAGAGACTTAATTAAAAGTCTCTTATTTATTAAGCATAATAATAACCCTTAATTTTTAAATAATAAAATCTATCTAATTCTTTTTTAGATAGTTTTTTATCTTTCATTATTGAATTAGTAAGTTTTAACCACTCTAATTCTTCTCTTTTATTAAATCCCATATTAACCCCCAAAATAGAAACAATTACAAAACCAGTTAAGTGCGTCTTGTTGATTTTCTGTAATTTCAAAATCTGTCCAAAGTGTTCCCCAGTCTTGAAATTGTAATTTTGGGTTAACTGGGCCATAATTATCTAATTCTCCAATAATTCTCAAAGCTGGCCCACCCCAAGTTAATAGAATTTTAAATTCTTCAGGCACTAATTCATCATCTAATGATGAATACCAGCCACTTCTAAATTCAACAGATAAAGCACTATTTAAAATACTTTCTCTTAATTGGTCTTGTGCATCATAATCTTTTATTTTTTCAAATAATTTATCTTTTTTAAAATCTTCAACCATACTTTCAATATGGCCTATTGCATTGTTTAACGCGTGGTTTTCTTTTGTTGTTGTTTTCATGAGTAAATGAAAGTTTACTATTTAATAATATATCAAAACGATATAAAAAACAATTAAAAAGTCCATTCATTACTGGCTGACTACTACTATTAATAAATTTTTTTTTTTTTTTTTTTTATGGAAAAAAATATTTTCAAATTTTAAAAAATTCTGAAAAAAAAATTTTCAAAAAAAAATCTCGAGAAATTTTTTCTCGAGACTAATTTTAACTTGAATAATTTTTATAGCTACTTTCTGTTGTAATATTCAGACTCATACAATGGTCTTAAACTTTCTCTCCAAAATTTATAGTTACGCTTGCATTTAAACCACCTATTAAGAAATTTAACTGCACTTGATCTCATGAAAGGCGTATCATGTCCTGTCCTTTCTCCTACATACAACATTGAGAAAATTTTAATAAGAGAATAGACAGGTATCTCAACCTGTCCATCTTCTGTATTAAATGTTTGAACTGTAGCGAATGGATTTTTAATTACATATCCTGAATTTTTATCTTCAGGATTATTAATAATTACTTCTGTTCTTTCTTTAGTCATTTTGTAAAACCTCCAATTTTTGTAAGTAAGTGTTTTGCATATTGTTTAAGGTCTTGAATATCTCAAGACCTGAAAAACAGATTGAAGCTATCAGAATTAAATAGCAAGTTAATTGAATTTTTAATTTCATTTTAAATGCTTCCTTAAAATAGTTCTTATCATTTGACTAAGATTTTCTTCTCCTAGTACATTTAAGGATTCTGTAACTAACCGAGCATATAAATCCTTCGGCATTGTTACTTTGACGTGTGTTTGTTTAGTGTCTTGTGTCATTACTTTTTAACCTCCTGATTAATGTTCTCTACAAAATACTTAGCAAGTTCATCTTGCTTTTCTTCTGGTAGTTTATCTATTTTTGAAACTATTAATTGGAATAGTTCTGTTAGATATTCCACGTCATGAGAATAAGAAATAGATAGAGCTTTTATATTCTCTAAAATTTGATCTTGAATAATCTTAGAGTCAAAATAAATTTGAAGTTCCTTAGAATCATTCTTAATTTCTAAATAAGAACTATAAGAGTTAAACCTAAAGTTTACTTTTAGCTTTTCAGTCTTGAGAGTCTGTTTCTCTTCGACTGGGAATAAATTAATTGAGTTAGTCACAATTGAGAAGTTGATAATTTTATTTGGTTTTGGTTTAGTTGTCTCTTAAATGTGCTTACTTGTTTTGTGTTAGTCCTGATGGAGCAAAACCAATTGGACAAATAAGCATAATTTAAGAAGATACTAAACTATTCCAATATATCATTTTTATATCTAAAAGTCTACAAAGTTTACTAAAAGAAAATAAATTGAACCTTAAGCAACTTTTATGAACCTATTTGAACTTCTTTGAACCTGCCGTAACTATCATGCTCTCTAAGGCACTTCTATGGACTTCTGTGGACTTTTATGAACCTAGGGGTACTGTAGGTGAAAAAATTTTTTTGCTGGCCATCGTGGGGAACTTAAATATATGTCAGCTATTTTTTTGGTTCTACTTTTATTGAAAGTTCTGGAGCTTGGATGTTAACAGTTTCTACGGATTCGCCTATAACTTTGCCTAGACTATCGAGAATTTGAGCAGCAGTTTGTAATTGACCTTTTTTAACAGCTTTATTGAAGAGTCTTACTCTCATAGCTTGTAAACGAGGAAGTAAAGATTCTCTATCTTTTTCCCAATCTTCATTATTCCAGACTTTTACTCTATCCCAATCTAACCAGGCGGTAGTTTCGGATATACCTTCTATATTTGCGTGTTCTATTACTAATTGACGAGTAGTTTTACCTTCAAGTTGACGAGCGTAAAGACGTTGAGATCTTTTTAGGACATCTGATACTGAAGATCTAGTTCTTTTTTTAGCTGGTTGTGCAAGAGGATTATTAAATACGTTATCTGGAAAGGTAGAAGAAGCCACGGACTTGATCTTGTTAAGGGTTGTTAATGAAATAATAACCTAAAAATGCTGAAATAGGCTATAAAGAGGGGGTATAAGATAAAAAAACTGTTATTTTCGGTGTATGACAGCTACAAAACAGCAAGAAATAAGTTTAAGGTATGCACAAGGGGAGGTATTTAATAGTGATAAAAGATTTCGGGTGTTGGTTGCAGGAAGAAGATTTGGTAAATCATACCTTTCCTGTATTGAATTGCTCAGAGGAGCTATCAATCGACCTGGTGAAGTATATTTCTATTGTGCTCCTACTTATAGGATGGCAAAGGATATTGCGTGGAAGGAATTGAAGAGGTTAACACCAAAAGTATGGATTAAGACGTATGGGCTGAAGTTATAAGACCTGCTCTAGCCGATAAACAGGGGTGGGCATTGTTTATCAGTACTCCTGATGGAACTGCAAGCTGGTTTTATGATATGTGGTGTTTTTGTGGAGAACAGGATTGGCAAGATTGGAAAAGGTGGAGTTTTACTACGATTGAAGGGGGTAATGTAGCACCAGAAGAAGTTGAAGCTGCAAGGTCACAATTAGATGCCAGAACATTTAGACAGGAATTTGAAGCTAGTTTTGAGAATTTAACTGGTTTGGTTGCTGTTAGTTTTAGTGATGACAATATTGACAAGGAAGTACAAGATTTACACATGATGCCTTTACTTTTGGGATTGGATTTTAACGTGGACCCTATGGCTGGAATCTGTGCGTATAAGCATGATAATTGTCTTTATGTATTTGACGAAATCATGTTGACGGGTGGAGCGACAACCTGGGATTTTGCAGAAGAGGTTACAAGGCGATATGGGGTGGATCGAAGGATTATTGCTTGTCCTGATCCTACTGGTAGTGCAAGAAAAACAAGTGGTGTTGGTGTTACTGACCATACAATTCTTAGAAGGTCTGGTTTTACTGTTATGAGTCCTAAATCACCTTGGAAAATTAGAGATAAGATTACTGCTGTTAATACTGCGTTACTTGATGCTAATGGAGATCAAAGAACTTTTATACATCCACGTTGTAAAGAATTGATAAAATCACTTAGAACTCT